GCATTAGGGTGAGCGATCCGGCACGGCCATCTTCAAACTCGTTCAATCAGGAACTCGGGAAGTGTGATGTGACATTTTCCTATCACCTTCCGGTTGCGAATTTCCGTGCGCTGTCGGCAGACTACGAAATTTCTGTCGCCGCCCCGCCACGAAAACTGATTCATCTCAGACGTACTACTGGCGAATCGCTGGAATATTGGTTCGCTGTGGACCCTAAATCTACGATGTCATGAACATTGATCAATACCTTTGGGTAGAGCGATACCGCCCCAAGACGATCTCCGATTGTATTCTCCCCGTCGAACTGAAGCAAACGTTTCAGAGTATGGTGGAGAAGGGAGAAATTCTGAACTTGACTTTGGCCGGTGCCTCTGGCGTCGGGAAAACGTCGGTTGCTCGGGCTCTCTGTGAAGAACTTGGGCTTGAATACATCGTAATCAACGGGTCGAAAGACTCTGGCATCGACACCCTTCGAAATGATGTGGTTGGGTTTGTATCTACGGTTTCGATGGAAGGAACGACGAAGGTTGTGATCCTCGATGAAGCGGATCGGTTGACTGCACCGATGCAGGCGGCACTTCGCGGTGTCATTGAAGAGTTCGCTTCTACCAGCCGGTTCATTCTGACATGTAACCACAAGAACAAGATCATCCCAGCCATCCATTCCCGAACGGCGGTGATCGACTTCGTGATTCCGAAGGCAGAACGTCCGAAGTTGGCAGCTAAGTTCATGGAACGGGTCAAGGCGATCCTGACCGAGAATGGTATTTCGTTCAACGACAAGGTGCTGGTTCCTCTTGTCACACGCTACTTCCCGGACTTCCGTCGCACCCTCGGAGAACTCCAGCGGTACTCAGTTAGCGGTACCATTGACGAAGGTATCTTGGCGAACGCCACTGATATCAATCTCAAAGGATTGTCGGACGCCCTCCGTGAAAAGGATTTCACGAAGATGCGAACGTGGATCGTTAACAACCTTGACAACGATGTTCAGGTGTTGTTCCGGAAGATATACGAGATCATCGGAGAACAGGTGACCGATCTACCGGGGTTCGTTCTTGTGCTCAATAAGTACCAGTTCCAGTCCACATGGGCAGTCGATCAGGAAGTCAATCTGGTGGCGTTCTGTGTGGAGATCATGGCCGACTTCGACTTCAAGGAATAACGAATGAGCATGGAAGATATTGGCATCGGTGCTAACGGCAATAGTGACTGTACTTGTGATACGTGTCGCACCGAACGTATAGTGAAGAAAGGACCGATTAGGGTTCCGCTGCGGGAACTTCGCTCGGAATATACGCCGGAATTGGCTACAAGCCTTGGCGTAAAACCTCCAATGAAATCTTTGGAATCGTTGGAAAAGGATTTGATGGCGGCTGAGAGTCGTTTGGAAAAGGCTCGGGTGGAATACAGTCGTGCGCGGGAAGAAGAAGCGGCGGCTTTAGCGTCCTTGAATCTTCTTCAACGGCACATCGATGACACGTTGGAACAGTACCGGTCGAGCGCCCCCAACAATACCGACTGGTCTAATCGACCGGTGGCTGTTGACTTCGAACAACAATCACACAAGTATCGGCAGGATAGAACCTAGTGGAAGTCGGATCACTTTTTGACGATGATGTCGTAACCCCTGAAGAGGCTGAGGCGAAGGCCGTCAAGCTTGGTCCGTTCGATTTTGTGAATGCGATCAACTTCACCAAGGCCAAGCTGATCGTGGACGAGGAGACGGAGAATCAATACAATCCGTACATCGTCAATCGGTCCCTCAGCTTCGGTGCGGATACGATCCACTTCGCCAATGCTATGAACCTCTATCCGGGCTTACCGAAGAAGGCGCAGTTTGATTTTCTCTGTGGGGCGATTCGCCCTCGGAAACGGTTCAATAAGTGGCTCAAGGCCGAGAAGGTCGAAGCCGTGGAAATGATCAAATCGGCGTTTGGGTATTCGACTGAGAAGGCCATCGAAACGGTGCGGATTCTGACCCCGGCACAGTTGGGGGAGATTGAGGCAGCAATGAATCAAGGAGGTCGAAAGACTAAATAGTGTGATTGGGTAACCCGTTCATTGCATAGGTTCATCATGACCACACCATTTATTGTTTCGCCCCTTGAAGTACGACTCAAGAAGTCTGACGACTTTCTCAAAATACGTGAGACGCTAACCCGGATCGGGATCGCCTCACAGAAGAACAAGACGCTGTGGCAAAGCTGTCACATCCTCCATAAGCAGGGCAAGTACTACATCGTCCACTTCAAAGAGATGATGGCTCTCGACGGGAAGGAAACGACTCTCACCGATAGCGATGTTCAGCGCCGGAACACTATCGCTAAGTTGCTTCAGGAGTGGGGTCTACTGACCATCGTGCTCCCGGAGTATTTCTCAGCCACCGTTCCGCTTGGGCAGATCAAAGTCCTTCCCCACCGCGAGAAGGCAGATTGGATTCTCATGTCCAAATATGACGTAGGTAAATTCGTTAAGGAGTAGGAATGTCCCCAACACTGAAGAAGATTACAGACCGGCTGAACTCGACGTTTGGCCCGCATCGTATTTCATTTCAGCCAGACCCGAAGGCAGATCAGTGGATTCTGACACTGAATGGTGTTGGGACAGATTTGGTTTTCCTTTCAGATGCCGAGAAAGCACTGGGGGCAGTTCATAATCTCGACACAACAGAAGAGTTTGTTCAGATTTTCGGACAAGAAGTTCGTCGGATTCTCCTCATGAAATTGGGGGCTACGAACGAACAGGCACTTGCCATTATACATCCAACGTGGAGTACTACATGATTGTAGGCGTGAAGTTGGTCTCTGGTGAAGAGATCGTTGGGGAACTGGTTCCCCAGAAGTCGATGTTGTCGGATGACGACCGGGATTGGAAGACTGGTGATACTGTCACCATGAAAACGCCGGTCTTGGTGTTGATGAATCCGACTAAACGGTCCAACGAAGTTGCGTTGGGGTTGGTACCATTTTTGATCATTTCGGACGAGAAGACGGTCACCTTCCAAGGGGCATCAATTCTGGTCCGGTTTACCCCGAAAATGGATATCCAAAACGCTTACCGAACGCAGTATGGCACTGGTATTCAGGTGGCGTCGGCAGCAGACTTGGCGGGCCTCGCAGGATTGACCGAGAAGTAAACGGTTGAATTGCTTGCAATAAGCATTTCAACAGAGTAGTTTCCTAGCACTGCCAGCGGATGGCGCAATATCCGCACTGAGAGAAAAATGCAAAAACCCATGTACACCAATGTTGCCCAGTGGGGCAGCAAGTTGTTGGTGCGCGGTATTGACCAATACGGACAACGCTTCAATGAGAAGGTGTCCTTCCGCCCAACACTATTCAAGAAATCCAAGTCGCCGGAAACTGCGGAATGGCATTCCGTCTACGGCGATCCGCTCGATCCGATATTCTTTGATTCAATCAAAGCCGCGAAAGATTACATCCAGAAGTACGAGGGTGTGTCTGGATATCCGATCTTTGGAAATACTGGCTTCGCGTACCAGTACATTGCCGAGGAATACCCCGGCAAGATCGAATATGACGCCCGAGGCGTCAAGGTCGCTACTCTCGATATTGAGACGACCAGCGAGTACGGGTTCCCGGACATCGCTAATCCCATCGAAGAAATTCTGCTGATCTCGGTTCAGGATAAGCAGACCAAGCGTATCACAACGTTCGGGGTCAATCCGTTCGATGTGTCGAAAGCCGCGCATATCGCGGACAAGGTAAACTTCCAGTACTTTGAATGTGATGATGAACTGGACCTGATCGAACGGTTCCTGAAGTTCTGGGAAGCGGACTATCCGGACGTCATCACCGGCTGGAACACCAGTCTCTTCGACATTCCGTATTTCGTTGCGCGAGTGAACCGTATCCTTGGGGAAGAGACGACTAATCGTCTGTCTCCGTGGGGGATCATCCACGAGAAGATCATCAATGTCATGGGTCGGGATCAACTGACCTACAACATTTACGGTATCTCTGGGCTCGATTACCTCGACCTCTACAAGAAGTTCACCTACACGCGCCGAGAGAACTACAAGCTGGCTTTCATCTCGCAGTACGAACTCAAGCGCACCAAGCTGGATAATCCCTACGGGACATATAAGGAATTCTACGAGAATGACTGGTCGCTGTTCGTAGAGTACAACATCATCGACGTCGAACTGGTAGCGGCACTGGAAGCCAAGATGCGCCTGATCGAAATGGCGTTGTCCGTGGCGTACAGCGCCCATTGTAATTTTCAGGACGTGTTCAGCCCTGTGCGAACGTGGGACGCCCTGATTTACAACCACTTGCTGGAACGGCATCAGACCTTCCCGCTGGCTCCAGACGCCAAGCCGGGGGATCATATCGTCGGGGCCTACGTGCATGACCCGAAGCCGGGGAAATACAAGTGGGTGGTCAGTCTAGATGCCGCCTCGCTGTACCCCAGCATCATCATGCAGCACAACATTTCGCCGGAAACTCTGGACCCGAAATGTGTGGTTGATGTCCCGCTCGGTCGGCAGGAAATTCCTACGCGCATGGTGGAGTTGCTGGCTGATGATATTGACACCAGCATCTTGAAACAGAAGGATCGCACCATGACGGCCAATGGTGTCTGTTATCGCCGGGATAAGCTTGGGCTCTTGCCGGAAGTCATCAGTCAGGTGTTGGAAGATCGCAAGACGACCAAGAAAGAAATGCTTCGACTGGATAACGAAAACCAGACGAAGAAAGACCCAGAGATTGCCAATCGGGTCGCCGCCCTCAAGGTTCGGCAGGAAGGTTTGAAAATCTTGGCGAACGCCCTCTACGGGGCGACCGCGAATGCGTACTTCCGATTCTACGACACTCGTATTGCGGAAGGAATCACGGTCACAGGGCAGTTCATCGTGCGTCGGGTGCAGGCGTGTTTGAATGAAGAACTGAACAAAATGTTCAAGACCACGGGAGTAGACTATGCGTTTTATGCGGATACTGATTCGTGCTATATTACGCTCGACACTCTCGTGGAGAAGTATTACGCTTCCCTACCAGCCGAGAAATTAGTCGATGTCTTGGATAAGATCGTGGAGCAGCGCATTACCCCGATTATTGAAAAAGCGACTGATAGCATCGCAGACTACCTGAATGCGTACCAGAAAAAGATCGTGTTCAAGCGCGAAGCGATTGCGGTGTCTGGCATCTGGACGGCCAAGAAACGGTATGCGTTGCTTGTGTGGGATTTGGAAGGGGTTCGGTACCCAGAGCCGGTTGTTAAGATCACAGGACTGGAAACGAACCGCAGCACCACGCCGGGACTGATCCGGGAAGAACTCAAAAAGGCGGTGCGTCTCTGTTTGGAAAAGAATGAGACCGACCTACAGGAATTTGTAGAGGCGCAGCGCCAGTCATTTATGAAGGCACGGGTAGAAGACATTTCGTTCCCGAAGGGAATCAACGGATGCCGGAAGTACGCATCGGGGTTGACCACCTACATCTCTGGAACCCCCATGCATGTTCGTGCCTCTTTGATATTCAATAGTTTGCTGGAGAAGCACAACCTCACCCACAAGTATCCGGCGATTCAGGACGGGGATAAGATCAAATACGTTTACCTGATGGAACCGAATCCGATTGGGGAAAACGTGATCGGCTTCTCTACCGATCTCCCCAAGGAACTGGGATTGCATCCGTATGTGGATTACAACCTCATGTTCGAAAAGACGTTTGTAGCTCCGCTCAAGAACATCCTGAAGTCGGTGGCATGGAACACAGAACCCCAGCCGTCGTTGGATGCGTTTTTCGACTAGTCTGCTAAATACGAATGTCGGGTAGTTCCCGACGTTAAAACACTCAACACATTTTCAAAAGGAAGGGAACATGGCAGTAGGCGTTAATTTTGGTGGCGACTCCGATAGTGAAGAAATCGCCCTGACGAAACCCAAGACGGTAAAGGGCGCGAAAGGTCCCAAGGGTCCGTCACTGTTAGACCGTATGCGCGCAGCGGGCACCATTAAGACATCATCTGTGATGTCTGAATCGATTCTTCTCACAGAGCGGGATACGATTACCACCGACCTCCCCATCCTGAACGTGGCATTCTCAGGACGATTGGATGGCGGCATGTTGACTGGCCTCACGATCCTCGCCGGTCTCCCCACGACGTACAAGACGCTCCTCATGCTCTATTGCATGAAAGCCTATCTGGAGAAGTATCCAGACGCGATTGCGCTTTTCTACGACAATGAATTCGGCGTCACGAAGGAATACCTCCTGACGCAAGGGATCGACACCAGCCGTGTGGTTCACATTCCCATCGAACACATCGAACAGATGAAGTTCGATATTGTCAAGCGGCTGGATGAAATCAAGCGTGGGGATCGTGTGTTCATCGGCGTGGATTCTCTGGGCAGCTTGGCATCGAAGAAGGAAATCGAAGATGCAGAAGGCGAGAAGAGCACGGTCGATATGACCCGCAGCAAGGCGATTCGCTCGATGTTGCGTATCATCTTCCCACATCTCGTGCAGAAGGATATTCCGTGTGTGATCGTGAATCACGTCTATCAGACACAGGAGATGTATTCGAAGACGGTTATTCCGGGCGGTACTGCCGTGACCTACTTCGCCCAGCAAGTGTTCGTGATTTCGAAGTCGAAGGAAAAGGATTCCGACAACGAAATTACCGGCTTCAAATTCACGATCAACACCCACAAGTCTCGAAACGTGTGGGAAGGGTCGAAGCTGCCGCTGGAAATTTCGCGGGAGTCCGGGATCAACCATTACTCAGGCATTCTGGAACTGGCCTTGGAATCTGGTGATGTCGTCAAGCCAGCCAAGGGTAAGTACCAGCTTGTGACCGATGGGGAAACTGGAGACGCTGTGACGGAAGACGAAACCCAGACGGAAGAGTTCTTGGGAGTTGTACTGGAGCGGGAATCGTTTAAGGAGTTCGTCGCTAAGAAGTACGTGATGACGAATCACGCACAGTCGGATGCCGATATCGAAGAGGATTTGGCCGATGTATAAGTACTCCGTGTTGGTGGATAACAAACACGCCGACCGGATCAAGCTGGACACACCGTATTTCCGTATTGACGAAGGGCCGTTTGCTGGGGTGGAGTACATTTACACCGACATCCGCCCCAAGGTGGTGGACGGCCAGCGCGTGATAGCGTGGAAGTTTGGTCTTCTCTTTTCACCATTAACGAAGGCCAATGCCGTCGAATTCCGCACGGCGCTTCAGGACATCTTGGACCACGCGATTACGGAAGCAATGGAAGGGGAAGAAATCAGTGAGATCGATGACATTCCCTTCCTCGATGACGAGCCGGTAGACCCGGAAGTACAGGCGCGGGTGGATGAACTTATTGAACGCGAACCAATCCCTGAAGAAATACTTTAATGCAACGCATTGAACGTGTCATCCTGAGTAATCTGATTCATGAAGAGGAGTATGCCCGTAAGGTACTCCCCTTCCTGAAGCAGGAGTATTTTCAGGATGTGAATGAGCGATTGGTGTTCGACGCGGTTCATACGTACATCACCAAGTTCAACGCGCTTCCGACCAAGACGGCACTCGGGATTGCGTTGGAAAATTCGAAACTGACCGAAGACCAGTTTGCGAAGGCTGCCGAGATCATCGAAGAGTTGGTCCCAGAGCAGCAGAACGATCAGTGGTTGTTGGAAACGACGGAAGCGTTCTGTAAGGAACAGGCGGTGTGGAACGCTATCGGAGTCGCCATCAACATCAACAAAGGCGAGTCAAAGAAGTTTACGAAGGATGCTATTCCCAGCCTCCTTCAGCAAGCCCTGAACGTGGGGTTTGATTCTTCGGTTGGTCATGATTACTTCGAAGATTCCGAAAAACAGTTTGAGTTCTACCACCGGACTGAAGAACGACTGCCGTTTGATATCGACCTTCTCAACAAGATCACCAAGGGCGGGTTGCCGAGAAAGACCTTGACGATCTACATGGCAGCCATCAACGTCGGTAAGTCGTTGATCATGTGTCACCATGCGGCATCGTGTTTGTCGCAAGGGAAGAACGTGCTGTACATTACGCTCGAAATGAGCGAGAATCAAATTCGTGAACGTATCGACGCGAATCTTTTGGACGTTACGACAGACGATCTAATGACTCTTACGAAAGAAGAGTACATGGGTCGTGTCAATCAGATCAAATTGAAGACGTCTGGAAAGCTGTTCGTCAAGGAATTCCCGACCGCTGGCGCACACGTTGGGCATTTCAAAGCGTCGGTGGCGGAAATGAAGATCAAGAAAGGCGTGGTGCCGGATATCATCTTCATCGATTACATCAACATCTGCGCCGGTCAACGCCTCAAGACGTCGGAAAACACCAACGCTTACATCAAAGCGATTGCGGAAGAAGTGCGTGGTATGGCGATGGAAATGAACATCCCCATCGTTTCAGCCACTCAGCTTACGCGGGAAGGAATGCAGAGTTCTGATCCGGACATGACGGATGTCGCTGAAGCGATCAGCCTTCCCCAGACGGCAGACCTCTTTCTCAGCATAACCGAGAATGAGGAGTTGGAAGAGATGGGCCAATAT